TCAACATTGCCACCTATTGGTGTATATTTTGCTATATCTACGGCTCTAATTATCGCTTTCATATCTTAATTATTAAATGTCGTGAGGTGCTATTCCTGCAATTCCTGAGGCTCTGTCTTTTTTCGCTTCATCAATAGCGATAGGCGATTTAGGGTCAATCTTAACATCCTTTCTTTTGTACGTTAATTTTTCCCAATAGTGTTTGCAAGTTCCGCCAGTATATTCGGCACTTAATAAGCCACCGCCCTTAAATTTCCAAATAGAATAAGGCTTATCGGGTGTTGGATGCATTCCAAAACCTGCGTTAACTGTCACCTCTCCCATAGCTTCGATGTCCTCTCGTCTGTAGATTTTGTTAGCACGCATCATATTTTTACAAAACTCTCTTTCGGGGTTTGGATTACCTGCGTATCTATAGCGGAAAATATAAAAGTCGTTATCGTAAATACTTTTACGGTTTGGGTTTGCCGTTCCCGTACTTGCGAATTTGTATGTTAGTTTTTCCTCTTCGTCATAGTCAACGGGTTTACAATCGATTAACTCGTAATCGGTTAAATCTTCTTCCTCGCCCAAATCAATTAATTGATGCCCTACTTTAACCTCGTTATTTTGCTTTGATAATTGTTGAATAGGTGCTTGCTGAGTGCTAAACATAGCCTGCGCAACCTCTTTCGGTAACTGTAAAAATTGAATTAAGAAAACAATAGCTTGCTCTTTTGATAGAATGCCCTCTTTTACTTTGGCTACGATGTCGATAGCTGAGGAAATTTGCGCTCCGTTGTAACTATTTGCGTTTGCATCCAATTCAGTGCCTATAGCCGAACCTCTTAACGGGATAAACTCTAAGTTTAAAGTTATTTTATTCTGTCTTAAAACGTACATTAAAGCGTTTAGAATAACCTCTTGCTTTGGCGTGATAACATTTAACATTAATTCAGTAAATGAAACCTCCATTTCGTCGGCATTATTGCCAAATCCCGTGTTGTCTTTAATCCCAAATAGTATTGGCGATGTAACTTTGTGCGCTACCATTAATTGTCGCCTTGCCTCTTCACTTAAAAATTGATATTGTTGGTGTGCATCGCTTATCTCGATAGCCTCTACTGTAGTAGCGTTTTCCTTATTGCTGTTGAATGATAATATACGTTTGCCACTATTTGTAGCACCCGCTAATTTGCGGTCAATATTACGCTCTATCGCATCTTTAACCTCAGGGTCTGCCTCGCCATCGTTAAAATTGATAATGTGACCCGCACTCAATCCGTTTTTAATATGGTTAACGCAATAGATAGAAATTTCCTCTTCGAGTTCGGCATAGTTTAACCCGCTATAATAACTCGGTCTTGTGAAATAGAAATCCGAGATACTATATTTTTTAATTATATAAACGCTTCTTTTATCTTTCGTACCTACATAAAAAGCGGGGATTTCTTCGGGTGGATATTTTCTAATATCGCTCCAATCATAAGAATACCAATAAGAGTTTATTTCTCCGTCGTCACTCACCACGCTTGGCATAACTTTTTCTTTTGGTAAGTGTGAAATACTTGCAATATCATTCCCTGATTTGCCTAAAATTATTTCAATACTTGCCTCTTCAAAAATTGCAAAGTCTTGACAAATTTTTCTAACTTCATCCTTTGGTAAAATAGTCATTATTTTTGCCCACTCTCCTGCTTGCTCAATATTGTATTTAGAAGTCAATCCTTTACCGTTGATAAAGTTTGCGTAGTTGTCTATAATAGCCGAGTTAGTAGGACTATATTTGTATCGGTCAATCACATAAGTATAACCCTCGTTATTCTTTCCGTTTAGCATCCAATTTTTCTCTTTTGTAGGTTTGAAAACTGGGCTTTGATGTGACGATAAATTTACTATTCTTACATCGCTCATAATATATTTCCGTTACTTAATTTATAATTCTCTAAATCGACTATATCAGTAGCAAACGCCTTGCCTCTGAATAAAACAATATCGCCATCCTTAACCTCTAAATTAAAACTCTCAGCCTCTTTACAAGTAAGGTTAAAACTGAACGTTAAATAACCGTTTGCGTAAGTTGTAGCCACCTCTATAAATTCGTTATTTACTTGGGTTTCTTCGTTTAATAAAGTGACAGTCAAATCGTCTGCATTGTAGCGAGGGATTATCGTTATAGTTTGCGTGGTGTTTGCAGGTCTTAATATTGTCATACTATAATAACAACAAAAAATCGTTTTGTATTAAAACAAAAAACCCGCCTTGTTAGACGGGTTTAATGCTCCTTTCTTTTAATTATTATGCATTCACGTAATCAGGTGAAACGATAGCCAAAAGCGATGTCTTTGCCGAACCCGATAAGATAGGTGCGGTATCAGGCTCAAGACTTTGTAAAGTCATTTTAAGTCCGTAGAATCCGCCTAAATCTCCTGCGATTTCTCTCGTTCCCGTAGTTTTATCAACACCGTTTTCAATACCAAAGCAATGAACCAATCCGTTGTTATCCTCTAAGAATACAACCATTCTATCACGGCTTAAAAGTTTTGCTTGGTTCACAAGCGGTGCGCTCAAACCAGTTAAAACAAGTTCGATTGTCGCATCGTAGAAAATAGTACCGTTATCTCTTGAAGCTGTTTCAGTTTCTGTCGGTACATTTCCCGTATTTTTTAATTCAAATTGGAATACCTCTGCAAGCGTTCCAATACTTGTAAGTTCCGAAGCGGTAACTGTGAAACCGTAATCCTGCCACGGGGCAAAATATGCGTTTCTTAAACCGCCCGTAAAGTTCTTACATTCGAGCAAACGCCCATTTATAATAAAATCACAAGCCATAATTTATATATGTTTTAAAAACCGCCCCAAATAAGAGGCGGTTATGTTAATAATTATACTGTGTAAGTAGTGTATAAAACAACCTCGTTACCTCTTACATATTGTACACCTGCTGTGTAAACCATTTTGTAACGTACTGTACCGCTTAAATCGGTTTCGTCCATATCTTTAACTCTTACCTCGTTGTGGTCAGACAATAAACCAGTTCCAAAATACAAGTTTTTCTTTTGGTAGATTGTCATTGTGTTAGCAGGTAAACCGTTAACGATTTCCAATTTATACATACCTAAATAAAGGTCGTTACCTTGACCGCCTAAACCGTTGTTAACACCCGCAGTAATCAAAGCGTTGTTGTAAAATTGTGCAACATCAGGAGAAATAGCGAAAACTAAATCAGTTTTTCTTCTCAATGCGATAGGCACGGCAGTAGCAACTTTTTGCATTTCAGCAACTACGTTTGAAGCTGTGATAGTTGTAGCGGTAATATCGATTACTGTAGCATCTGCTAAGAATAAAGGAATAAACCCGTCAAACTCTCCGTCGTTTGTAGCATCTCCAGTCCAAATGTTAGCATCCGTAGCTTGTGCGGTATCGGCTAAGATTTCAACTAATAAAGCTTGCTCTTCGTCAACTGGCATATTGTCGTTGTGTGCTGAGAATCCCATAGATGCAGTATCCCATACATTACGAAAATCCTCTTTACAAATTTCAGCCTCGTTTTTGATTTTCTTTGGCTCTAAAACCACTTCGGCTAAAGTTACCGAACCCGCAGGAGTGAACCCACAAGAGAAGTCTTGACGACCATTACCGTAGTCAATTTTACGGATTGATGTTTTTACGGGAATATTTGGTAATACTGTTACCAAACCTTTTGCGATAGTATCCGCTTCTTTGAACGCTTTTCCTACTATTTCGCCTGCAACTGTACCGTTATAGTTACTGTTTACTGTTACTGATGTAGCCATTTTTTATTATTGTTTTAAATTATTTAATGATTCAGCCAAACGCCCTCTTAACGTTGTAGCCATTTTAACTTCTTTTTCTACTGGAGCGACTTTGGTTTTTGTTACCGCAGGTTGCTCGCTTAATTCAACTTTCAAAGCCTCAACTTCTTTTTTACTTTCTGAGAATTTAGCCTCGATTTGGTTTGCAAAATCCGCTTTCAATTCTTCGCCAAATTTTACTAAGATTGATGAAATCATATCTTTCAATTCGCCCGTTGAATCCATCGCTACCGTTGGCGCAACTTCTACAGCTTGCTCAACTTCAACCTCGATTTCTTCTTCAACTTCTTTTTCCTTTACCTCTGCGATAATACCCGACTCAGTAATTACAATCAATTTGCCATCCTCTAAAGTATGCTCACCAACTGGCGCAGGAATGTTACCGTCAGGTGTTACTAAAGAAATAGCACCGCCAACCGTAGGGACATCGCCCTCAAATTCCAATGTAGCACCGCCCTCTAAAAGTTTGGCTGTACCTAATTTGACTGATTTAGAAAACAAGCCTTTTAACTCGTTTACTATTTCGTCTTTCATTTGTTTAAAATCCATATTATTAACCTTGTTTAAAATTACTTTTTCACTAAAAACGCCCTCAAGACTGAAACCCGTTCCGTTCTCTAATGCCTTTTGATATTCGGCATCGTTTTCAAATTTCATAGTGCCAACCCAATCGCCAACCTCTGCGCCTAAATTGTAAACCGCTGACTTATCCTTTTCCGTGTCCTCAACAATCCAACTTTCAACTAAGTACGCTTCGAGTACATCGTCAGCGTTATGCTCAACGTTAAAGTTTCTTTGTTTGTTGTTTTTGAAATACAACTCGCTTGCTCTTCTAACTGTTTGCTCTGAAAAGAAAACCTCAAACTCTTCTTTACTATCCTCGTCATATCGGTAAATCTTTTTGTTAGGTTTCATTATGATACCCATCAAAATACGTTTCTTATCGTCGACCTTTGCAAAAGCTTGTTTTTGCTTTTTAAGAGCAACAAACTGACTCTCCATAGCAGGCTCGCCAACGACCGATATTGCGTTTATGCCGTCTTTTAACTCATCATTTAAAAACAATTCATACACTTTCATATACTAATAACAATTATTTATTTTTTTGTCGTATAAATATAGTTAAACTATACTTTTTACCCAAACACCGAATTTGCTACTGCGTTACGGTCTAATGCTTGTTGACTTGTAACTTGACTACCGACAACGAATGTTTGAACTGGTCTATTTTGTTGTCCTGCGATTGTTGTCGTTAATTGGTTTGTTGATGACTGACCCACTAAATTGAATTGTGGTGCGCTACTTCCGCCACCACCGCTTGCACCACCGCTTGAAGCTGAACCACCGCCACCGCTTGACATCGGGTTAGTTGATAAGATATTCTTAACCGCTTTGAAACCCGTTGATGCTACAAATGCTATGTTCGCAACCTTTAAACCTATCTCGTAAGGTGTAACGGGTTTAGTCGCTAACTCGGCAGTTATACCCTGATAGGTATTTATTAACGCTTGACCTACTGCAAACGCTTTTCCTATCTTACTGTTTTTACCTAATAACATAGCGACCTTACCAAATGTTTCGCCCGCTAATGCTAACTCCTGCTCTTTTAATATTTTCTTATCGGCTAAGGCTTTTTCGTCGGCTTCTTTCTGTGCAAGTCTGCCATCCTCTTCGATTTTCTGTTGCGCTAAATTGATTTCATTTACAGCGTTGGCTTTTTCAATTTCTAACTCTACAGTTGAAACGTTTGCCAATCTCGCCTGCTCAATTAAAGCATCGTATTTTTGTTGCGTTTGTTCTAACTCGGTAAGACCCGCAAGTCTATTTTTTTCCTTTGCATCGGCTTCAACTTTTAACAAAGCATCGAAAGCCTGCTCTGCCGAACGCCCTTTCGCATTTTCAAACGCTATTTTTTCTTCGAGTTCTTTTTTCTCTATCGCCTTTCTTTCGTCTGCTAATTTTTTAGCCTCTGCATTTGCTTCATCTCTTGCTTTGCTTTGCGCATCTCTTCTTTTGTCGGCTAAATCAGCTTCAAACTCTAATTGTTTAATGTCTCTGTCTTGCGCAAATTTTAAAGATTCATCGGCTAATTTATTTCTTTGCTCTGTTAATAGTTTAAACTCGGCATCCGATAATTTTCTATTTTGTAAAAGTTTATCAATTCGGGTTATTTCATTTCTAAATGAGCTGGCTCTTTCCGCTTCGCCCTCTTTTTCAATTTCCCTTAAATCTTTTTCGCTTTTACCTGCAATCTTTGCTCTTAATAATCTTAATTGTGTAGAGTTTTGAATACCGTCAATTTCAGCCTTTAAACTTTCGTTAAATCGTTTTTGGGTTTCTGTTAAATCTGCTAAGGCTTTCTCTTGGTCTTCGGTTGCCTCTGTGCTTTCGCTCATTTTAGCCACTAAGAAACCCAAAGCCACCACAAGCGCACCAACCCCCGTAGACAATAACGCAACCCTTAAAGCTTTTAACGCTCCAGTTGTTGTACCTACTACAGTAGCGTAAACTATTTGCGCACCCGTTTGTATTTTAGTAGCAACCGTTGACAGTCCGATAGCTAAAGCACTTTCGGCTTGCAAAGCGTTTGCGATTGATTGAATACCTACAGTCAAACCGATTGCGCTTTCGACTTTTAACATTGTTTCCTGCAAGTCTTTATTCTCTTCGCCCAATAAAGCACTTGCGGAAGTGGCGACCGAAAACGCTCCCGATAAGGCTTGCGTACCTTGTACGACTGCATCGATGTTTTTTGTATCGCTACCTAAATTTTTGATTCGGGTGTTAATATCGCCTATCTTATCGCTAACCTCTCCCGCTTTTTGTGCAATTTTATTATACTCCTCAGAACCCTCAGGAAGTTGCGCTAATTGTTCTTTCAGCTTTCTTAATTCTGCCTTTAATGAAACGCTACTTTTTTCCGTTTCTGCGAGTGAGTTTTGAAGAGCATCAAGTCCGCCCATCGCTTGCACCGCTTCAACATCGATTTCAATTATTTTCTTGATAGCCATCTTTTACTTATTTTAAATGTTTCTTTTATTGAACGTGGATAACGATAAGCACCTTTGGCAAACTCGATATTGTCCGTTCCTTTTTTAAATTCCATTGACTGCAATAGTTCTATTATTTGTGTTATCATTACTGTTGTCCCTGTGTTACTGTTATTGTAAATGTATCTCCCCCGATTGTCACATCGATATCCATCGAACGGCTTAACGTTTCATCTGTTATCCCTGCGGTGTATTTATCGACTTTAATTTTTAAGTAGTTGGTTTGCGTTCCCGTTGCATTCTCTAACGTTATCCAACTTGTACCGTCGCCCGTATTGGTTTTAACTGCTAAGTAGTTTTGGTTTGCCGTTATTTTGCAATCGTAATTTTGTGCGCTTGGCGTAACTTGTAAGTTACTATATTCAATACCGTTTGCCACGCCCGAATAAGCAGGGGAGTACAACGAAATCAAATCCGCAGTTAAGTAAGTCGTATCGGCAAAATAATCAACTGTGTCAGCTGTAAGCATAACGACATCGTTTACCGAAGTGAAAGGAACTCCGATATAATTCAATAACTCGAAGTCAACTTTGCCACTAACCAAATTTATTTTCATAGAATTAATAATATAAGCGTAACCGCCTATTTTTATCCTATCGTTTAGGTTTAGATTAATCAAAACCCCAATCGGTAAGTAGGCACTATAGTTTGAAATCCTACGCTTTAAAGAGTACAAGTCCGAAATATAATCACTCCAATAATTACTAAATAAGTTTCGAGTAATTTCTGAATACAAAAACGTACTTACATCGCTTGAGTAGTTTACCGTGTTACTTACTTGGCTTACGAACAAATCGTTTTCCGTTGATGTTAACCACGTGTAATCAATATCTCCAAAGTCGTGCGCTTTTATTGGTGGGTCGTAAAACTGATAACCGCAACGATAAAAAATAAAAGGCTTTCCGATGTAAGGCTCTAACGTTTTGTCGATTGATTTTCCAACTTGTATATTAGTCAAATCACCGTTTGATATATCGGTCAATCTCTCAAAGACTAAATTCTCAAACTGGGTTTCAACTTTTAATTCTGTACCGTCGATGTCGTAAGTCGAGCGCAAATCTCCGTAACCAATACCCCCGTTATTCTCTCTGAATTGCTCGCCTAATATTTGACCCGTGTTTTGGTGTTTAAAATCGATTTGCTTAAATAGTTTCGGTCTTTTTACAGTTACCTCGTCTGTTTCTATAAAGTCGCTTATATCTATCAATCTGCCTTGCGCATACCAATCGTCTAAAGGAATTAATGTGAACGTTGTTGAGTTAATCGGTACTAAAACCAAATTAAACATTTTGATAATTGAAACTATAAAATCCCTAACTTTCATTTTTGGCATTAAAGTAGAAATGTTAGCAAATCCCGATAGCGTTTGTACTGGTGTTGTAGTTGCTTTATCTACACTTCCAAGACCTATTATTTTTAACCTTACTAAAATCCGTGTTGTAAATTGGAAATCTCCAACCGCTTGCACCGTGAAAGTGTTTAAATATGTTTGCGAATCTATGCCCTCAAAAATAAATGTTTGGTCGCCAGTTCCCTCTCCGATTGTGCGCTCGATTCCATTGTCGTAAATACGTGCTTTATAGGTTACATCCTCAAAACCCGTTTCGGGTCTTACTTCAAATAAAACTTTGTATTTGTTTGCGCTTGTGTTGGTGTATTCTATACTATCGTCTGTAGTGTTTACCGTTACCGAAATATCGCCTAACGTTCCTGCGCTTGTAATATTAACCCTCGTTTCATCGCCAAACGCTTGAATTTGCCCCGCATCTCTATGCAACCACATAAAAAGGTTATCAAATACGGCTCTGTTTAAAAAGTCCTGCCTAAATGTAACCCCGTAACGTGTCGAAATAGCATCGAAAATCCTATTTAATCTAAGCGCAGGCTTTAATTCAAAGTATTTAATCGCTCCTGCGGTATGTGTAATGTCTAAATTTGTGCCGTTACCAATAACATAATTACGTAAAGAAGTAATTAAAGGGTAATAAACATCGCCCCCCGCTATAGTTTCGTTGAATGTAGCGTTAAAAATAGAGGTGTCAAAGTCGTGGTCGTACGCTGAAAGGTCTAAAACGCTTAACTCATCCTCTTTAAACAAGTCCGAAAGGCTTAAAGTTGAACTAAAAAACCTAATCGTATAGGCGTAAGGCTTTTGATTCTTAATTTTTACATCCTCTAACTGGATAAGTCCGTATCGATAAGGCAAAGAACCGAGTTCAATATAGCCTAACACTCTAATATTTGGGTTAAATGTGCCGTCAATATCGGTGTTATAATAGTGTTGGAATATATCGTTATTGATATTTGATGCAGGTACAGTAAAAGACTGACTAAAATCGCTAAACGTTTTTGATATATCTGCAATATTTTGTACTGTCGAATTGATTTCGATTTGCTCGTCTTTGAATAGTTCGAGTTGTTTTCCCTCTACGTATATTGAAACTTTTAGCATTGATTGATTATATCAAATGAATATTTAAAATCGATTGAGTACTGGATTAACTTGTCAACTAAACTTGTTTTGTATTCGATTGATTTTTTATCGATGTTCACGGGGTTAATTACATCGCCCTCAATAAGCCAAACACTCTCGCTTAACATCATTTGCCTAAACGTTTCGTTTTCGCTTTCGTTTAAGTAGTCAGTATTGCAACTTACTTTCGTTCGACCGTTTGAGTTGAAAGTTTTATAGGTGTGACTTGAAGTATTGAAAACTCCAAAGTCTGAAATCAAACCCCTATACTCTGAGGTTTCTATTTCGTCGCTTCTCTTTTGTGCTTTGGTAAAGAATAGCGATTGAGGTAAGCCGTACTTGTTTATAAATACACAATTTACTACTTCATATTTACACTCTTCTTTAACTCTAAAAACGACTTGCCTTGTTTCGTCTTCATAATAAAAACTAACTGTTATAAGGTCGTCTGTTGCATCATAATCGTTTAAGTTAATCGAAACTACATTATTATAATTAAAGTCCGTGTCAACGCTTACCGTAACGCTTACCTCGTTTACATCAACCGAAGTTAAGCCTCTTGTTAGGAAGTGGATTCTATTATCGTACCCCCTTAAATGGGTGTGACTATTGCCGTCAATTAAAACGTTTGATGTTGGTTGCGGATTGTATAAGTCCTGAAAGTACCCATAGCCATAAAGACAAAGATAAAGACCGTCAATACTGTAAACTAAATCGTCGCCATCGTAACACTTTGCATCGTAATAACTCCAACAACTTTGACTAAATGGTATTGACTGTAAACCACTCAAAGTATAGTTGGCGATTGTAGGTGTTAATCCCGTTTTGGCTAATTCGTTTACATCAAAGTTGACAGTTGTTTGCCCTAATTGAACAACCGCCTTTGATAATGAATAACTTGGGTCGCTCGGTATGTTAGCAATATCTCCGCTCCAATTATACAAATCTAAAGTAGTCGTGTCAAAGTTTACATTCGGGATAACTCGTAAAGATAATGTCGAACGTACTAAACCGATTTCAAAATCACTAACGGCTGGAATCTCTACCTCTTCTATTGTAATACTCGATTGAGTTGAAAGCAAAGTAGGAAACGAAAGGTTAGCATCAACCTCAGGGTCAAAGTCAAAATAAATAACATTTGAAGCTAAACTAATTGTTGTAAAACCGCTTAACCAACTTGGCAAAGCAAAAGTATCATAATAATCAAAAAGGTTTGAAGCCGTATCTTCTTTGGTTGCTCCGATTGTTACAGTAGTTCCGATTAATACGGGTATCGTTACCGAAAATGGAACGTAAGCAACGGTAATTACCAAATTTACTACTGGTGTTGGATTGCTTAAAAATGTTATCTTAACTCGTTTTGCCATTGTTTATTATTTGTTTTAAAAACGTTTCTACATCCAAACCAAACGCTTCAATTATTTCGTCGGGTAATCTTTTAAATCCTTTTTCGAAAGGGTCGCTCAAAAACCTGCTCGGTTTGATACCATTTATAAATACACTTCGAGCGATTGCGAACGCTATTCCTTTTCGGGTTTGAAATTGCCCTTGTTCATTTCTCGGTGCAATCCCTTTTCTAACTATCCACTTATCAAATGCTTTTGCGGGTGGCATCTTATCCTTATACGAATAAGGTGTATTATATTTCTTTTTCTTACCGCTAACCCCTAAGTCTTGAAACTCTCCATAATCTAAAGCCGTAATGCTTGCGCTAAAACTGTTTTTGCTTACGTTGTATTCATAATCTAAACTATCATAAAGCGCACGTGTGCTATTCTTTTTTCGACGGGTTAGATTTGCTTTCGCTTGGCTAACCGTGTACTTTAAAAACGCCTCTAATGCTTTCTCGGTTTGTTCTTGTTTAGCAGACAACTATTTCGTTATTAGGGATTATTAATTCTAAATCGGTTCTCCATCCATCCAACAAATTGCTATCCTCAAATATGATAGGTTGTAACGTTGGAGTGTTTACCAACTGAATAGCATCGTTATTATTTTGGTTTTGTAATATGCTAACCAGTCTATTTAAAACAGCGTGGCAGGTGTTAAGGTTGTCGAGTTCGTTATCGTTCCCTAAAAACTTATTGCTAACCTGCTGTTTTGATATATTACGCAAGTCAACTACTGCAACCTCAAAAATAAAAGTCGCCATCGAATTGCTAACCGTCGAACTCGTTACCTGCAAATGAACCAATGGGAAAATATTCTTTTTATCAATATCCATCATAGACCGTAAACCGTGTGTAATTGTATGCACGTTTACATCGTTGCTTAACGTGGTCTTTAGATAGTCAACTACTTTATAAAACTCTCTCATTTCTTACTTGCGTTTTTAATCATTTCTTTTGTAACCTCTGCTCGGTCTTTCTCGAACTCTAACAGTCTGTAGAATTTGTAAATCGAATACTCTAAAACTTTCTCCTCTTCGACTTTATTTAATTCAGCCAACGCCCTTACGCTAACATACCATCCCCACTTTTCGTTGAAGTGTGTTTCTTTTTTATTTTGTTCTCCAACAGTATTGAATAGTCCTGCATATATTTTAATAAGTCGTTCCCTAATTTGTAAAAAAAAACCATCGCCCCTAAATAGTAAACGCAACTAATATCCCTCATCAACTCCTCAAACGTTTTGTTTTCGTTGTATGGGAGTATATCATACAAATCGTGCGCACCTCGTTTAAACCAATTCTTTTTTCGCTTGGTTACGGGTCTGTATAATACCGCTAATGCTTTGTGATAGTTATCGGGTGACTTTATAAACTCATCGATATGCATAAACTCGTTAGCACTAATCAAATCTAAATTCGGAATGAAGCCAAACTCGATACCCTCGTGTTTGAATATCTTTGAAGACTCTACATCGGATTGCATTACCTCTTTTAATAGGCTTATAATCTCATTATATTCTTTGACTGGGATAAGTTTAGGGTTTGCAAAGTCGCAAAGGTGAATGATATAATCGTCGTCGGTCTTATCGCTCTTTTCAAAAGCAACGAATTGACTTAATTTAATATCTTTTAACGAAGTTGGTATGTTTATCTGCATACCTTAATAACAACAAAAAAGCGTTTTGTTTTATCGAATGTCGTAACCTCTATTCGGTCTGCCTATGTAATTCCAAACGGCATAGCCTAAAGCATCGAGTAAGTGGTTATAATCGTCGATAGGCGTTTCGCTCTTCTTATCGTGCCAAACGTAGTTGTTAAGTTCTTTGATTAAGTTGGTGCTATCAGGTTCAACTATCAATTCGTAGTCATTAACTAAGGCTATACGGTCTATAATCTTTGGTTTGTCAATCCCTTTTATATTCAATCCACGTGCCTTTAATTCGCTTATCAATCTCGGCTCGGCACTATCTGCTATTATTAGATTTCTATTACCGCAATAACGATTATTTTCTCTGTAAATATCGGTTGTAGTTAGTCCGACTTTATAAAGCAATTCCTTTGCGTAGATTCTTTTATTTGTTTTGTCAACTGAAACTTGCACCAATGTAGTAGGGTCAACGCTAAACCCAAAATCCTGACCGTATATCGAAGTATTAAACTCTTGAAAGTTATCGATGCGCCAATTAGAGAAAACAACTCCCTCAGCTTTGTTTAACCAACCGCCTAAGATTTGGTGTTTATATTTTTCGGGGTTTGTTAACTCTATTCGTTTAACCTCGTTTATAAATGAAATATCTAAGTTGTCGATGTTATCCATATAAGTAGTATGAATGTATGTCACATCGTCTTTAATACCGTTAAACCCCTCTTGAACGCCTTTCTCTTCAAAGAACCTTTTGTAAATCCAATGCTCCTTAGTTGCGGGATTTAAAATTAATATAATGCGGTTTTGTTTTCCCTTTTGCCGTATCGATAAATTGATTTTATCAAAGGTCGTTTCTTCGGTCAACTCTTCCGCCTCGTCTAATATCCACGTTGTAACCCCTTGCAACGATTTTAAGTTTGCGGTTTGGTCTCCGCTACTGGTTTTGATACCACGAAAGATAATCTCGGATTTGCTTTGTACGTTTTTAATCTCGGACTTTGTAACCTCAAAGAATGGGTTTAACTCCATCAAATCAATTTTCTCTTGAAATTCGGGTATGATTGAAAGGTGCGCACTTGTCATCGTCTGCCTTGTGAATAGTATTTTATGACCTTGCTCAAACGACAAGAGGTTGGCAAAAGTACCAACCCCGAAAGACTTTGAAGAACCACGCCCGCCCGTAATTATAAAGTAGCGAGTATCGTTTTCAAATATTGCTTTGTATTTACTGTTTAGTATTATCAAACTTAATAACCTCTTTCAAATTAAAATCGTTAATATTCAAATCTGTGCTTTGGTTTATGGTTTGAGTTGGTTTGCCTAAGTAGTACTCCAAAAACAATTTACAAGCGTTTAAATCGCCCTCTAATGCTTTATCCTTTACCTTTAGAATAACATTAACAACATCGTCAACACCCGAAGCGGAATCCAATGCGTTTTTATATTCGTTCTTACGCTTGTCAACTCCTATTGCCTTTGTGCTATTGCCACCGTTTAACTTTCTTTTATCCATAATCAATACAATTCAATATTTGATTTTACTCACACTCAATTCTATAGTAACTATTAGTATCAATTTGCATATACTCGCCAGTATTTAAATCGCAATCCATTTGAGTAGCTTGCTCTTCTCCGACTTGCGTATAACCCCAAATTGGAACTACACCGCCTTGACCCATTCCTATAACTCCATAGTCATAATATACCTTTTGACACTCGCAAAGGTTTTCCTCTTGCGGTTGGTCTTCACTTGAACACGTGCTTGACATTAACCCGAACGCCAAAGCAATAAATAATAATTTAGTCTTCATAATTTAGTTTTTTTAGTTTTTTAATAATTGATTTCCAAACGCCACTACAACCAGTGCAAGGTGTAAAAGGTTTGATTTGGTACACCTCAAAATATATGCCAATCAATTCCTTTTGCTGAGTTGGTGTAAGTTCGTTATGCTCTTGACTGAAAAACTCGTTTAGATATTCTTTTTGATAATCTGTTAAGTCTTTAGTACCGAAAGGTAAAAGTTTGTTTAACTTCTCTTGTCTTTGTTTACAACCCTCGCAAGGTTCAATTCCTACCGCATCGGTAATAGTTGCTATTACATCGCCTAAGCCTTTGATTTTTTTTGGTCTTGCCATATCTCTTTTAATTGTTGTTTAGTCTTTTTAATAGTCTTGTTTATCGTTTCAAAAGGAATGTCTGTTTGCCTTGCCAATTCTCTTTGGCTTATTATCTGAGTTACTTTCAGCATTTCTCTTTCGAGATAAGGCAAATCGTTAACCTCTTTTAATATCAGTTCCTTTAAAAAATCTGTTTCCTCGCAATAGTCATCCTCTTTTAAAGATAGGTTTTCAATCTCATTCGATACCGTTTCAATCTTACGCTTCTTTAGGTTGTTAATATGAATCGAACGCAAAGCAAAAAAAACATAGTACTCATTCATTTCGTTTTTGTAGTCGGCAAACTTTAGATACATATCTTGAACCAAATCGTCGGCAGTCATTCTGTCTCCGCAAATCTGCAAAGCCATCTTACGCCAGTACTTATCCATTTTTGCTAATTGCTCTAACATCTAATTAAATCCTAAAGTTTTTAAACTAAGTACTGCCTTTATATTATCAAATAAGCTTTGGCTATATTCCAACTCGTATATTTGACCGCTTAACACTAACCCGATATATCCATCCTCATTTACGAAAACTCCTTGCGCTTGGTTAATGTCAAAATAGAAGTCAACAAAGTATCCATCCTCATCAGTTAAGCCGTACATTAATAGTTTTGCTACTTCCATAAAACAAAGCTACAAAAAAAGTATCTATAAACTATACTTTTATCAAAATATTTTTTATCTTTGGTTTTTCATAATGTTTTTTTGGTTAGTTCATTAATCCCCTACATTGATTTGTTAGGGGATTTTTGGTTTATAAATCAGGCGACTTATCCATTATCTCTTTACGGTTAATTTCGTTTTGCTTAGTCAGGTATATCAAAGTAGTTTCTTTTTTGCTATGCCCGAAAGTACCTTGTATCGCATCAATAGAAATTCCAGCTTCGGCTTTCTTATTTGCTCCGTATTTCTTCATCGAATACATAGTAACGTTAATCCCTAAACCAACCTTTACAATTTTATTCCAACGTTTAGTTGCTGTATCTCTTTTAAGCGGAGTAGGTGCGGGGATAAAATCAACACTTGCGCCAACGTTCCCCTTCCCTTGCTGTCTAAACGAACCAAATAAATAATAAGACTTTGGTAAGTTTTCAAATTGCAAACTTTGTAAAAACTCTTTTAACTGTTTGGTAATTGGGAGCGTTCGGTATTTCTTACGCCCTTTGGTTATGTTTGGAGGTAAGACTATCAAATCAGCATCGAGGTCAATCATATCCAATTTAATGCTTAGTATCTCAACAGGTCTAACTCCTATACTATAAATCAATAGAATAAAAATATAAAAGTTATAGTGGTTTTCAAGTAACTCTTTTTTAATCGTTTTCATTTGCTCATCTGTAGCGGGTGCGTGTGCGATACTTTCCTCAATTCTTAGATTTTTAATATTGTGCGCTGGGTTGCTTTCGATTATATCATATTGGATAAGTTCGCTCATAACCGCTTTAAGTTGGTTTAAATGCTTATTATAAGCGTTATTAGACCAACAGCGATTACTTTGAGCCTTTTCCATTATTGTTTTAATGTGAACCCGTTTGACTTCTGTAATCGGTAAGTTGATTAATCGGAGTTGTTTGGTAGCGGTTTTTATAAATTTAATCGTACCCTCGTAACCTAAAGCGGTTTTCTTTGATATGTTAGGTTTCTTTTTACTAATAGCAAAGTCTAACGCCTCTAAAAAAGTATAGTCGGCTTTGGTTTCTGCCAACTCTTTCAAGTTCGGATTCCAACCCTCTTTTAACTTCTCATAAATCGCACGAGATAGCAAAGTGAATTGAACGGCTCTCTCTTCTAAGTCCTCTATTTTGTTAAGATTCATTTTATACCTAAATTGTTTTCCCTCGTATCGAAAATGTACATACCAATTTGAGGTAGTTTTTGACACTTTTGGGATTGAAAAAATAGGCTTCATTTGTGTATTATTTGTGTACTGCATTTAACGAAAAAATCGGGAAGCCGTATTTTTAGTACGTTTCCCGATTTGTTGCGGAGAAAGAGGGAAACTCTGCACTATGTTTTCAAAAAGTTAATTAATTGATTGTTAGTTATTTGAGAAAATAGAATACTCAGTTTTTTTTACTATTTGTGTATTATTTGTGTCAAACAAATTTGGGTCGTTTTTGAATAGGTAATTAGCGTTTATTTTATAGTGGTTTATGAATAAAACAAGCTGTTTAACTGTAAAATCATAACTGCGCATTTTAACCTGATTAAAGTTGCCCTTTTGCATATCCATAACCCTATAAACATCCGCATAAAATCTAACGTCGCCACGTGCTTTTAATATCTCGATAACATCAAAAACTTTGTCTGTAATATTTTTCATAATTTTAACATTTACTTTTAACGATAGTTTTTTACCTTTGGTCGATTTTTTAAAATGATCAGTTATGTTTGCCCGACTTCAGTACCTTATGATGATTAAACGCCTTTACGACGAAAAGAAAATCCCTTTAGAGATGCTTGAACGTTTACTTAAAGATTATCAAAACAAACAAAACCTTAACTTATTATTAGTTGCCTTTCTGCTGTTTAATAAAGTCCATTAAATAAGCCTCGTATTTTATTGCTTCCTCTTCACCTAATATGGACATATTATCTTTAATGTAATCCATTAACTTTTCTTTGAATTTATCGCTCTTAAATAGTTTGTCTATTATAAGACTGGTGAGTTCGTCGTCTTTTTCTTTTAACTCTACCGTTTGACTTCCACTAAATACCCGATGCAATATTTCACTTTTTGTCGCTGGTATCACTTCGCCTTGTTCATAATTTATCACGGTTCTCTTAGATACACCGATTAACTCGGCTAACTTTTCCTGCGTTAAGCCGTGTTTTATACGATTTTCTCTTAATTCTATGCCGTTCATTATCAATTAATTATAAATTATTTTTAAAATAAAGTGAAATATTTCGTATATTTATTTTGTAAAGTGAAATATTGCACTATCTTTGCTAAGTATTACAACAACAACAACAACACAAATATAATAATATATAAGTATTGAGATTAAAAAAAGTTGTTAGAAATACGATTAAAAGATATAAAACCTCGATAAACAGAAAAGTATGCCAGTAACAAAGAAAGAACAACCGCAAATCGAAACAATTAAGATGCTATTTGTAAGCGTAAAAGACAAAACCGCTTTAATAAACAAAATAGCGAATGAAGTCCCCACCACATTCGGAACAATCCGCAACACTTGGTTTAGTAACTACAGAGGTTGGAGCATTCCAAAAGAACACCAAAACACAGTTTTAAAAATTATCAGTCGAACCTTAAACGAGCAAAACGATGATGCAAACTAAAATAGTAGAGGCTTTAAAAAAAGCAATCGAGATTATCGAAAGCAAAGAGCAAACCAAAGAAAAGAAACTTACCAAAAGAGAAGAGATTAACAACTATAAAAAACTATTAAGATGACTACAAACATTAAAATTAAAGGAAATAAGGCTACGAGAATTAACGTTCTTATAGATGAGCAAAGACAATCACTGTCATTTAATAAGATAGCGGAATTAGGTCTTAAAATAGGTAAGCCAATGCGCTACAATATGGGCGACAAAGTAGGGGCGTTTTCAATGTCGAATAACATCGAGGATTTTGCTACAAAGTTTACCCTTTTATTTTACAAAGATTTTCAAAACAGAACCTTTAAAGTAAATATGGATTACAACGGCATCCACTTTTACGAAGTCAAATCTATCACTAAGCAAATGCTTTATGACTTAACCTCTCCAACGCTATGACACTAACACCTGAAACCCGCAAACGAGTTGAAGATTTTTTCAACCGAGACAACAAAGCTGAGGGCGTTGAACACTACACAAGCTTTGACCACATCCCTGAGAAAATAGTTAAATACTTAATACACATTTGGCAGATATGAAACTAACAGACCAAGACCGAAAAGAACTGAAATTCATTTTAAACACTGCCAAAGAAATGGCAATCGCATTAACAATCGCTTTTACACTAACCTTTTTAATACTAAAAATATGTACGATTTAATCAAATTTCAAAACGAAAGAATACAAGCGTTGGAACTTAGAAACGCTTATTTAGAAAACGAACTAAAACAAGCTAAAGACTTATTCCAAGACATCGTTAACGATTGGGAAGTAGCCAACTTCGAGGAAGTTAAACCAAACGTACTCGATGATATGTTTCAAAACCCTTTACAACAACTTAATAACTTATTCTAATGAAATACACCAACTTAGAATTCGACGATATAGACCATAACGACTATCCTGATTACTGCGATGCTTATTTGGTAAGTGGTGATTGCGATGGAATCGAGATGACTGAGGATCAAATAAACGCTTTTAACGATAGCGATTTGAAATATGAATATTTAATGGACTACATAAACTAAAACAAAATGATAAAAGGAACACAAGTAAAATTAAGCGAAACATCGCTTTACTATAAAGAGGATGACAGACACAATCCAAAAGACACTATCGGAGTGGTTAAGGCTTACGAATCATCAAGCAGAGTTATAGTAGACTGGGGCGGATTTACCAACAGCTACTCAGTTAGAGATTTAGAAGTAATTTAATTATGAAAGCAATGAAACCAAATGAGTTTTGGACTTACAACTTAAAAGAAGTTTCTAAAGTTTACGGAATCAGTAAAGAAAATTTGCGTTACCGATGCCAAAAGCTAAAGATATACCCTATTACTCACAATGGTAATTTCGAATATAGACTAAATCGAATTGACATTGACCGAGTGTTAGATTACGCAAAGCGAAAAGAGGATGTTATCCCAGAGATTATATACGTTCATACAACTTGGACTATTCTCGAAAGTAAGTTAAATTTTATTTAGATAAAAATAAAGTATAGTTATAAGATACTTTTTTGTATATTTGTTGATGTAGATTATCCACCTACAATAAGATTTTGAGGTTAGTTATAAACCTAAAGCCTATTGAATGAGTTGGAGTGGATACCGACAAATCAATAGGCTTTTTTAACCCCTATTATTATGAGTAAAGATTTATTCTTTGAAATGAGAGTCAACGAAATAGAAGTAGTTGACTACGAAATAGTATTACCGATGCAAGGTTCGGGCATCTTAATTCCGAATCAGAAATAAATATAAAAAGATGGAAACAACATCAAACCGCAGAAGTGCATTCGCACAACCACAATCTAACCCAGCAACAAAGTTTTTAGATTGGAAATCAAACGACAAAGGTTTTGAGTACTACGACAAAGAGGCTCAAAAGAAAGTACAAGTACCATTACCTTTTAAATTCTTAGTACTGGATGAACTCCACACTATAAAAGGATGGAACGATGCAACCGAAAGCGGTATTTTCTCAAACGAGGTTAAGTACATTTCTAAGGAACCTATGACTGTTAAACCATTCAAAGGGAATGAAATTGCTAAAGGTCTTTATAAAGACATTAAAGAGAAAGTGCAGTCAGCTGGAGGACACTATGTAAAGTCTATTTACATAATGTTAGAGGATGGCACTTTAGCCAACTTACAACTAAAAGGCTCAGCAGTTCAAAAGTGGGGCGAATTTACCCAAAAGGTTAGAAACCGTTTATCGGACGAGTGGGTAATAGTATCAAAAGCTATTGAAGGTAAAAAAGGAGCTGTTAAATTCTTTACACCTGACTTTGGATTTGAGAAATCCCTAACAAGTGACGAGGCAATTTTAGCCGATAATTGTTTTGATACTTTAGAAGGTTATCTAAAAAGCTACTTAAAACCAGTTTTAGTAGAGGAATCAGTCAACGTTTTTGAAGAGAGTGAAGATTTAGATTTCTAATTATTACCCTTTGAAGCCTTATTAATACTAATAAAGTCAACATAGCAAACATTTTTTCATAAAAAAGACCCCCACCCCCTAAAATGAAATTCATTATTTATAAAAGGGTATAGGAAAGCGATTAAATGTTTGCTATGTTTTTAAAACAACAAAATTATGAACGTATCAGTTTTTAAAGATTTATTTAAATCTCAGGATGTTCCCTTTATAGTTCCTATTGAAAAAATAATCAAAAGGATACAACAAGGTACTTCTAAGGACTTAATTAATCGCATCCGTACATCAGAGACTAAAGAGTTGAGAAACGCCCTTAAAACTGAATTACCTTCAATATTATTTGCGGGTGAGTTTTCAGAGCGTAACTCAAAATCTTTGACAAAACATTCGGGTTTGATGGTAGTGGATTTTGATAAGTATGAGAATGACGATGTAATGTTTGAACACTTAAGACTGCTAAAAGAAAACCCCCATTTTTTATTGCTATTTATTTCGCCCTCAGGAAATGGAATTAAAGGCGTAGTTAAGATACCAACCGCAACAAAAGAAACACACCCTAAAATATTTAAGGCTTTTCAAAAGGAATTTGATTTTGATTATTTCGATATATCTAACTGCAACGTTGACCGAGTTTGTTTTGAAAGCTATGACCCAAACATTTATGTTAATTGGGATGCAACCACTTTTGAAGCCAATATAATAGATGAAGGATTTGAGATAAAAGAGAAAGCCCCTTTAGTGCCAATTAGCGACGAGGATAAGATTATCGAAAAGATAATGGCTTTCAACTGGAGCAAAGACTTTAGAGAGGGTGAAAGAAACGCATTTATATTTGATTTAGCGGGTGCTTTTTGTGAATATGGTATAAGTGAAGGCACAGCCGAAGGATATATCTTAAATAACGTTATAATCGGTGACTTTTCAGAACGTGAAGCAAAGACCACTATTAAAAGCGCATATCGTTTAAGACAGTTCAATAGTAAATTTTTTGAGGACTATAATAAAATTAAAGCCATTAAGATTGACTTAAAGAACGGCAAAGAAGAGGTTATTAAAAAGCATAACATAGCGGAGGATGTTTACAACGAACTAAAGGAAGAAGAAACCCACGACGATTTTTGGACTATTGATAAAAAAGGAAATGTAAAAATAGAGCCTTTAAAGTATAAGTTATTTTTAGAGCGTAACGGCTTTAAAAAGCATTATCCAAACGACAGTCAAAAACCGAGTTGGGTATTTATACAAAGCAATAAAGTTAAAACAACGTCAGTCGAAGTAATAAAGGATTTTGTTCTTGACTATTTGATGGAAAAAAGAGAGTTTACAGTTTGGAACTATTGCGCTGGGTATCAAAATTTATTTAGTGAGCAGTATCTTTTAATGTTGGAAAGTATTGACTTATCAATTTTATCGGATACAAAGTTTAAATCTTACATACCTTATCAAAACGGAGTTTTAGAAGTTACCAAAGACGATTTTAAATTGATAGACTTTATCGATGTCGGCTATTACATTTGGAACGACCACATATTAGACCGTGACTTTGTAGAGATTGAGGACTTTGATAATGATTATCAAAAATTCATTAACAATATATCAAATAACGAACCCTTTGCGGTGGAGTGTGTTTTAGGCTATTTGCTTTCAACTTACAAAAATAGAAGCAACAACAAAGCCGTTATTCTTAATGATGAAGTAATCAGCGAAAACCCTGAAGGCGGAACTGGTAAAGGTGTATTTGTTCAAGGAGTAAGCCAAATAAGAAAAACAAGTATAATCGATGGTAAGTTATTCGATGGTAAAAAGTCATTCGCCTATCAAACCGTATCACTCGATACAAAGATTTTAGTATTTGACGATGTAGCTAAAGGATTTTCATTTGAGGAGAAATTTAGTTTGGTAACTGAGGGTTTGACTTTGGAGCGTAAAAATAAAGATGCAATTAAACTAAATGTACACGACAGCCCTAAACTTATAATCTCTACTAACTATGCAATTAAGGGAGAAGGAAACAGCCACGACAGACGACGATTTGAAGTCGAGATAGCGCAATACTACGGCAGTAAACTAACTCCAGAGGATGAGTTCGGCAGACAACTGTTTGATGACTGGGATTTGATTGACTTTCAAAAGTTCGACAATTATATGGTTAATTGTTTACAGAAATTTTTAAGCAACGGATTGGTTAAACAAAACGCCAAAAATATTAAGATGCGAAAGTTTATTGCTGAGACTTGTATGGAGTTTTACGAGTGGATTCACGAACCTGAAAACTGTTTAAGAAACGAAAGAGTAGACAAACAATTTGCATTTAACAATTTCGTGAATGAGTACAAAGATTTCCAAAAGTTTTTAACCCGCAAGAAGTTTAATATTTGGGTGCAGAAGTATTGCAAGTTTATCGATGTTGAGTATTTAAACGGAAACAGCAACGGGATGCAATGGTTTACAATTAAGACTGGAGAGTTAGCAGAATATAACGAAGTAGATTTTTAAGTTATGGAATTAAGAAAATACCAAATAAGATTAGCCAACGATGCAACAGAAACGCTAAAGCGTAAAATGATTGTTTACTTAGCGATGGAAGTAAGAACGGGTAAAACATTAACCGCTTTGCAAACTGCTGAAAATTACGGTGCTAAAAATGTTTTATTCCTGACTAAAATCAGAGCGTTTTCAAGTGTGCAAAGTGATTACGACAATGTAGGTTTTAGTTTTAAATTAACTATTGCAAACGATGAAAGTATGCATAAAGTTCAAGGCGATTTTGATTTAGTGATACACGACGAACACCATCGATTTGGAGCGTACCCAAAACCAAACGCAACGGCTAAGTTATTTAAAAAAATGTTTGGCGATTTGCCTATTATATTCTTATCAGGAACCCCAACGGCAGAAAGTCATTCGCAATGGTATCACCAATTTTGGGTAAGTAATCATTCGCCTTTTAAGCAATACGCCAACTTTTACAAATGGGCGAACCAGTATGTTGACATCGAGATAAAGCATTTAGGCTATGCCAAAGTAAATGACTACTCAAACGCCCGTAAAAAAGACTTTTGGCATTTGATACGTTATTACATTCTAACCTTTACGCAAGTCGAGGCGGGTTTTGAAACTCAAGTCTTTGAGAATGTATTGTATTGTGATTTAGACCCTATCACTCATAAGATAGCCGAGAAGTTAAAAACTGATTTAGTGGTGACTAACAAAGAAGGTCAAACGATTTTAGCCGATACAAGTGTAAAACTACAACAGAAATTGCACCAGCTTTATAGTGGCACGTGTAAATTTGAGGATGGCAGTAGTAAAGTAATCGATTACTCAAAAGCGATGTTTATAGCTGAGAAATTCAAAGGACAAAAAATAGCAATCTTTTACAAGTTTGTTGAGGAATACAACGCTATTAAGTCAATTTTAAAAAGTAGCGTTTGCAACGACTTAAATGAGTTTAACACTACCGATAAAAGCATCGCATTGCAAATTGTTTCGGGGCGTGAAGGAATCAGTTTAGCCAAAGCAAAGTATTTGGTTTATTACAATATAGACTTCTCGTCTGTTAGCTATTGGCAAAGCCGTGATAGACTTACAACAATGGATAGAAAGTCAAACGATGTTTATTGGATATTCTCAGAGGGTGGGATAGAGGCAAAGATTTACGCTTCGGTGTGCAAAAAGAAAGATTACACTAACGAAATTTTTAAACGAGATTATGGCATTAGAAAGCAAAATCCAATCCAAAATAATAACACAATTACAAAAAGAGGGATGGCTTTGCGTTAAGCTAATAAAGACAAATTGCAACGGCATACCTGATTTAGTTTGTTTTAGAAATGGCGAAACAATGTTTATCGAAGTAAAGCAACCAAAAGGTAAATTATCAGTAATTCAAAAATACAGAAAAGATGAAATCGAAAAGCAAGGATTTACAGTCCACGTATGGAGCGCCTACGGTGAGGACTTTCAAGAGTAAAAGCAATCGAGAGTTTAGGCTTTCGGGATGTGAGAAAACCGAGAACGGATATTTTTATACCATCTTTTGGTTTGACACTCAGAAATTTGAAACCATAGTCGATGCTAAAATAGAACCTTATTTATTATGAAAACAGAAACATTAAAAGACTATTACTATAATGTTATTCATTGGCAAATTACAATGTATATACATCAAATCAGAAATAAAAACTATCCGATTGAGTACTGGAACGAATCCTTAAAAGAATCGCTTACCAAAAGAAATGAATATATTTTTAGAATAAGGGATAATAAAGAAATAAAACAATTAACACTTTTTTAATTATGAATATACACGAAAGAATTACAGAAATCAATAGCACTTTAGTGCAACTTAATTACAAAGAACAAGAGATATTTTCCTTTTGGGACGAGTGTATAAAAACTGCTAAAGATAAACAGCAAATTTTTACTGATGAATTTAAGACTTCTGTAAATGGTAAAAGATTAGCCGATAAACTAAATAACCTTTTCGACTTACAATTATTACCAAAAATAAAAAGAAACATAAAAAATGATATTAAGTTTTTGATGCTGGATGAATCAGGCAAAGTCTATGAATTTAAAGGAATTGTTTTAGACTTCTTAGACAACAATATTACTATTGAATTAGATAACTCAACATTTATCCTTTATTAACTATGGATCAATATAAAAAAGAATATAATCTTTGGAATAAACCAGAACCATATACTATTGATGAAATTAAGTTTTTAAAGTCTCAAATTAAAAAGAAAAACTATGTAGTTAAATATGGTTTTTATAATAAAGAAAGTGCAATGAAAAAGCAAATTGCAGTAGTTTTTGATTTAATGCCAAATTTAGGCAGAAGGACAGGGGTTGAAAATAATTGGGAAATAATATCTACAAGAAAAATTACAGATAAGGAAATTGAAGAATATATAACATTTTATTTTAGAAATGTGTATAAGCGATTTTTAGTTTTTTATTATAAAAATGTTGATAAACTTATATTTGATGATATGAGATTAAATGCAGAAACACCAAATAAATTTATTGAACAATGTAGAAAAAAAGGATACTCTGGAACATTTCAACTAAAATTAGAATATTAATTATGAACCAACACAAAATGTATAGGTGCATAAAGCTTATGGAGTACCTTCAGGACAAGCCGAGAAATATACAAACAATAGAAAGGTATTTGAGTGTAAGTAATAGAACGGTTTACCGTTATCTAAAACTTTACGAAGCACTTGGATATATTGTAATGAGAGATAAATTTAATAAAATAAACCTACTTAAATTATGAAATACTTACTTATATGGTTAGCCTACGAGTTTATAAGACCGAAAGTAATTTGGTTGTGGTATTACTTAATATCAAAAAATGAATAAAAAAGAAACCCACTAACTAAGTGGGTTTTTAAATTCTCTATAAATCACATAAATCGGAATTAGGAGTAGTAACCACCACCAACTAAACCCACTTTCTCGCTCGGTTTGTTTTTCTTTGATGGCTCTTTCCGTCTTAATAGCCTTATTTACGCCATTTTGTTTGATTTGAGCAACTTTCTCTGTTAACTCGACTACTTTATTAACTTTGGTTACTTTACGCTTTAAAATAGCGTTTGTGTAACTTTTGCCATTTACAATCATTGGCTTAGTAATATCAATCGGTACTATTTCTAACTCGCTTACTGTTGAAGTATCGACTGACCTTTCAAACTTTTGAGTATTGGTAACGGTTTTTGTCGTATCGATTGCCTTTACTTCGGTTGTTTCTTTTACTTCGGTTTTATTTACTTTTCGGGTTGAGCAACTTGTCGCAAATATTGACAAAATTAGTGACAAGATTATAACTTTATTTTTCATCTTTTAAATGTTCTTTAATTGTTTTATTGTCTAAACCCCAATACATATCACAATAGTAACTATCTACGTTTGGTTGCTTACTAAAATACGCTTGTCTATATTCACTTGGTTGTGATGTATATCGTTTGCAAGTTTCTCTTAACTCGCAATATTCGCCCTTACACATTGTTATATCTGCCATATCCTTTTGGTTTAAATCGGTTTTCGTAATACTTACTATCTTTTAGTAATTGTCGATAAATGTCGTTTGTCTTTTCGCAGTTTTGACCTTTTTCAAGTTGCCGTTTCATTTTTCTTTTTATCTCTTCTAATTTTGCTTCGGTTGTCATCATAGGTTTTCAATTTCTTGTTTAACTTCTTTCCAATATTCAATATTACCATTATGTTTTACATCCCATTTAAACTCTTTAATCATTAAGTTTAATATCTCATCAACTGCTATTAGAGCGCATTTTATAGCTATTAAACTATTTTCTAAATCCCAAATTTGTAATGCTCTTGAATATTGCCAAACTAATTCCTCTGCTTTTTCTTTTCGTGTCATAATCCTTTTTATTTATATTAATTTTTAAAAGCTAAAAAAGATATTAAGAATAAACATCCAAATACAATAAAGAAAAACCATAGTGTATATATTAACTTTTTCATAATCCTTTTTCTTTTTTATAGATTTCTAATAGTTCTTTTGAGCTTTTTATAACATCTCCACTAACCTTTATTAACCACCAATGGTCATCTTCACAATAGCAATTAGAAACTAACCACTCTGCAAATCCAATAGCAAAATCATCTGTTATTTTTTCACATTCTGTTGCGTAATCACTTAAACAATTTTCAATAAATACTTCGTCAAAATTTTGTTTTAGTGTCATAATATTTCTTTAAGTTTTTCGCAGTATAAAGTCGCATCCATCAATTCCTCTTGTAAATTGGTCAACCAATCAATTAATTTCAAGTCGTTACGTTCTAAAGTAGTGCCGTATTTTTTTAACCCTATTTCGGAACGTTCAGCAAATTTGTTAATGACCGATTGAACGTGTTTGTCTTGTGGCTCTTTATAGCCATTCTTTAGCCTCATATAATTTTGCGCTCGTTCCTTTGCTAAGCGTTCGTTAAATTCGCTATTGAAAATCTCTTCGTCTAAGTACATAGGTTAAAAAATATAGTTGTTAATTGTCTTTTGCTTTTCGTAGTAGTTCATAACAGTAAAACTACTTTTAGTGTTCTTAAAATTTGTTTTAACCCAGTCCGATGGCGGACTAAACGCTCCGAAGTTTTGATATTCAAAAGCCGTTGAACTTGTTAAGTCAAATATTAATTGGTGGCTATCTCCTTTACTAAATTCGATGTCATAACCATAAAGTTTATACTCGTCTATGTAGTTTTTAATCTTTTCAATTTGTTGCGCATCGATTTGCGGTTTAAAGCCGAATTTAAGGCTCTTGTCATCTTTCCCGTGAGTTAGGATAAAACAGCGATTATCTACTATGTAATGGTCTATAAACTTGCGTTGGTTAATTACTTCGATGTTATCAGGGTATTTCAACTCTATGTAAGTCTTAAAAGCACTATTAACAATATAGCCAAAACTTCCAGCGTGGTTATCGTTGCAAATGTTTACGACTTTAATATGACTGTAATACTTGAATAGTTCGTCAATCATAGCGATTTTAAACTTTAACCCAATATCAAACGCCTTTTGATTATCCATATTCTGAGGCAAAGCGTGACCGCCACGTGTAGTAAACCCGTCAAAGCCATCCATAAAGTCGCCTAAATCATTTAAGAATAAAGAGTTTGACTTTTGGCTTTTTACAATTTGATTGACAAATATTTCTAAACGATTAAAGATTTCTGTTTCATTCCAAACACCATCGTAAAGAGAATAACCATCTTTGTTAACATCCATCCCAATATGAACATCGGTGTAAACGGCTCTATCAAATAATACATCGGTAAACTCTTTTTTACTTTGAATACTTATCGGTGTAATTTTATCTTTAAAGATTGATAAGAAATCAATTTCCTTTTCAACGTTTACTCCCTTTATTGGTTCTGTAATTACCCATTGCTGTTTGGTGCTTACATTTGTTGAAACCCTTTTTATTATGTGATTGTCAGGAATGTCGATTAAAGTATCAGGGACTAACTTTTCGATTTTCGATATTACTTTACCGTCTTTATTTAAAGTTCTTTTAATCTCTTTAAAATTAGAATTGTGGAAATCTCTAATTTTATCTAACTGTAATATTTGGCTGTCGTTTAATCGATATTTTGGATATCCTACTGAATAATTTTCTTTAGCTATTACTTCAAATCCTAAAGCTATTGCTTCGTGCGGTTTAAGTCTTATCCTCATAAGTTTATGAATTGGTTTAATCAAAAGTAGTAATAATAGTATAGTTAAAAGATACTTATTTAATAATTTAGAATGAGTATAAATAATAAACCCACCTAAACAAGTTGAGATTTTATATTTAAGTGTTGTGTGTTTGTTATAATGAATTGCGCTTATTATACCCGATATGATAAGAAATGCGCTTATTTTTATCACATTGCACCCTATCGGTATAAAATGTTTGTTATTCTATACAAATTATACCCTTTTGCGTATAATAGCAAACATTACTTTGTAAAGTACAAAGCTGATTCTTTTATTCGTCTATTGGTTAAACCTTTCACTGGTACTTTGTTAACCTTATTCCACTTTAGAAACTCTTTAGCAATCATAGCATCATTTGGATTGATGTTAACTAACTTTAGTAGAGTAGAGGAAGCTAATGCCCCAGAACCGACATTAAAGGCGAAGCTAACCAAAGCATTAAACTGATTTTGAGTAACTGGCTTTTTAATCAAATTAAATACTTTTGAAGCAAACCTATCAGCGGTGTGTTGTAGTAATTGCTCCGCACGTTGTTTAGTTATTGGTAAATCGCTCATTTGAACCCTTGTGCCATTTTCATAGTAAGTAGAACCATACCCGATAGTAGGCACATTCGCACTACATTTGTAAGGCTTTAAACTTAAACCCTCAAATTCTGCAATTAAAGACAATCCTTTTTTATCAATTTTCATTAGTTTGCTTTTTTATATTTATTGAAATCAATCTTTAACTTATCGTGGTCTATTTTTAATTGCTCATAATCTCTTTCTAAAACTGCATATTTTGTCATTAATTCCCTATGTAGTTTTTCCCAATTTTGTGAACGTTCTGTTTCTTTAGCATACTGTAATTGGATTTCATTAAACTGCCTTTGAAGTTCTATATTAGCACCTTTTAAAACGTTTAATTCGCCCATCAATTCGCTCATTCTATCTTTGTAGTCTGATAAGAATTGGTCGTAAACTGATTGCATTGTAGAAACTGCATCGCCATTCGCTTTTTTAATCTCTACTTTTTTAGCTTGTTTGCCACCGAATACCCACGCTAAAGGTGCTGAAACAAACCCTAATAAGGCTATCCAATTTTCTAACAAAAAATTCATATAAAAAAACTATAAAGTGGCTAACATTCCACCAATTAAAAACCCTATTGCAGTTCGTATAATATCGTTTGAATCCATATAAGCCCCGATTTTAACCCAGTGGTATAACTCCCAACAAAAACCAACAAACAATCCTAAGAATATAGATAATAAAGGCACACCGATATATTTACCCTCTGTTGTATAGTTGTTGAAATCAGTGGTAAAACCGATAGTAAACATTATTAAGATGCCTAATATTACGTGTAATGCATCTCTTTTTTCTCTTTTTGTCATTCTGATATTGAATTTATGCAATGGTTTTCGTCTAAACTGTCTAAAATGTAGCAAAGAAGTAAACCCGCTTTTGTTAATGTATTATCTCTTTTGTTTTTTCCTAAAGCACTTGAAATCGTTTCGTTAATGTTTCCGAATTTATAACCATTGTTTTGTAATGTTAGATTCAATAATGTTCTGAAATTTCTGTTACCAAATCGGTCTATATCTATTGCAGTTTCTCTAAAAAATCCATTTATAGTTGACCATTTAATTTTGTACTTGTATAGCACACAAAAGAAATTTATAAACGTAAGTGGAATGAATAACGCAACCGCAACTAAGAATAAAACTATCCCCATACTTAACTTAATATTGACTTCCAACTATGAATATATTATCGATTTGCTCATCTGTCATTTGCAGAAATGTTTTACCAACGAATATCAATTCGGGATTGCTTCTTTCAAACGTTCCGGCTTCGGTATAACTTATCAAAGCAATAGTTCTTGTTGGCTCTGAAAGTTGATTGATTCCGTTTAAAATATCATTCTCATTTTTGCCTAACACCGCCAAAGCAATTTTAAACTGTCTGCGAGTGATGATTTGCGAAACTAAAGACTTTTGATATTCTGCAATTTCTTCTTGAGTTGCACCCTCAACCCAAGCGTTACCATCAAACTTAAATTTGATAAAATCACCTACTATTGGAACTTCGGTATAAAATTCCATTCCTTCATTGGTTTCTTTTGAAACACCTAAATAATATCCGTTATTATCGATTTGATTATACATATTATATTGTTTTAATTTTTGAAACTCTATAACCCAAACAAGAAACAGTATCAGCAGAGTTCGCCAAAGCAACTGAAACTGTAATTTTCCAAGCGTTTGAAGGCGTCAAAGATGTAGATTGTTTAACTACTGAATTAATAACTATATCAGTCTGATTAGCTGTATAATTGTTCTGAATCCCACTCAATAAATTACCACTTAAAAATTGAAAACGCTCTCTTATAAATCCCGCATCCAAAGTTCCTGATAGCAAAAATAAAGTGCCTATTAAAGCATCAGAAGTTGTACCCGTTGTACCCGCTCTAAGCCTTACGCTTGCAGTTCCCGCAGTACCTACTTTTGTGATATCTAACATCACTTTCATAAAATCACCCGCAGTAAATTCACCCGCACTTATATCGGCAGAAAATAAAACAGTTTCAGCAGTTGTACCCGTATGACTTCCAAAAGTTCCATTTGCTTTTGATAAAACAAACGTTTCACTTTTGCTTTTATCTTGTTTTAAAGCCAAAGCATCGAAAACCCCATTACTACTTACCGCATTGCTACTTCCATCTGTTGGTGTTGCATCGATTGTGATAGCATTATTCATATTAGTACTTATCCAAACACTACCATCATAGTAACGATAAACTAAAGCACCTGAAGCGTAAGCTACTCCGCCTATTGTAACGCTTCCGCCTATAACGTGGACTGTAAATCCTTTGTTAGTTACGGGTGTTGGGTCTGTTACTGTTAGTGTGCCGTTTGCTGTGTAACCACCATTAATTACCGATGTAAAGTTTGATGTCTTTATTTCTTCTACTTTAAAAAAACCACTTTGATTAGGTACTTTAAAATTTCTATTATCGGTTAGGTCTGATTGCTCTACATTATATTGAAATGTAGTTTCTAAAGGACTTTTAACAGACAATACACCATTTCCATCAACATTTAAAACACTTAAGCCCCCTACAAGTTCAAAATTAAAAAGATTTCCATTTAATTCAGCCTTACCATAATCCTCCTCTGCTGGGTCAAACAGACCAAGGTTGGCTACTTTAATAGCGTTTGTAGTTTCGTTCCCCTCATCCGTCACCTCTTGAAGTGTTGGAGTAGAGCCACCACTTGCCAAATCTGCTAAAGCCGTGTTTAAAGTTGTATCGGTTGCAGTAGTGGGATTTAAAACAGTTATTTCGTCACCGCCATCAGTTGTAACATTTAAAAAATTATCGTTTATTTTATCAAACGCTACTCTTAACGGGTCTCCCGTTCCATCATTTGGACTTGTACCGATGTTAATCGTTTCTATTGCCATCTTTTTTGAATTTTGCTAAAAATATTTGTAATTTTTTTTCGTTAACCAATCTCGGTTTAGTTGGTTTCTTAGTCTTGCCCATACGTGTCGATTTGTTCATTTCCGCAACTTGATGCCCCGCCAAAATACCAACTTCCATAATTAACGGGTCTTTTGCCTACGACCTCGTTAAAGGCGTAATACTCAGGGATTCGATTTCTTACTAACCATTTTTTCATACGACCCGCATAAACCTCGCATTTGCTACGTTGGTTTGTATATAAATAGTCGATTTCGCTTTTAGTAATGCCCTCACTATTTTCCGAAGTGTGTTTAGTTATACCCCCGTTGTTGATTTGGTAAGCACCGATAAGAAAGTAATTCTTTGCGCTTGCGTGGATTAAAAAGGGTTTGATATAGTCATCGTACAAAGTCAAATATAAACCCGTTAAATCGTCGTTTTCGTAGTCTGTAGCAATCTTATCATATAACGCTTGCCCTAATAACGGCTCAAGGTCTGTGATTTGCGCATCCAAAACGCAAGGGAGAAATTTATCAATGTCAACATTGCCACCTATTGGTGTATATTTTGCTATATCTACGGCTCTAATTATCGCTTTCATATCTTAATTATTAAATGTCGTGAGGTGCTATTCCTGCAATTCCTGAGGCTCTGTCTTTTTTCGCT